AAAGAGTGTCGATTTCTTACAAGATGCACATGGATTTTATGGTAATTTAGTAAAACATTATTCAAAAGTAAAATGCCCTGAATGTAACAATGAAATTATAGTATTGTTAAAACAAGTCGGACAAACATGGGAAATTATGAATACAGCAATAGTAAAAGAACAAGAGGCAAAAAAAGAAGAAAATGCTTCTTACGCAGAACAAGAGGCACAAATGCAACTTACAGAGAACACACCAGAAGCAACAGAAACAGTAAATAAAGAAGAAAATAATCAAAGTCAAGAATTTATATGTCCTGAATGTAAAAAAGTCTGTAAAAACAAAGTAGGACTTACAGCACACATGAAGACACATCAAAAGTAGTTATTAAATTTTTAATTTATATATTAGAGGAGTAAACCTGGCTAAAAATCAAAAACAAATTAGAGGAAAAAACCTGGCTAAAAATTGAAAGGAGTACAACATGGAGAATGAACAAGAAGGAATCAGATTAGAAACAATTGATTCAGAAGCAGAGGGAATTGTCTTACCTAGTGTAGAGGAAGAAGTTGACACAGAAACAGTTGATACAGAAACGGAAACAGAAACCATTACAAAAATAGACGAAGAAAAGGAAAGTTTAAAGAGAGGAGTAAATGCTGAGCGTTCTAAAAGAAAAGCAGCAGAAAAGAAAGCTAGAGAACTTGAAGATAGAATAAAAGCATTAGAAGAAGCTAATAGAACTCCTGAAAAAACTACTTTAGATACTCTTATAGAAAGCGGAGTAGATGAAAATATTGCAAAGTCAATTGCTGCAGCAATTGATAAAAAGCAATCTACTAATTCAGAATTAGAAAGAAAAATAGCAAATACTAATTTTGAAATTGCCTTAACTAAGAAGAGTAAAGAGCAGGGTTTCGAAGATATAGAGGAATATAGTGATGAAATCAAAGAGTTAGTTGATAAAGGACTTTCAATTGAACAGAGCTATTATGCCGTAACCTATAATTCTAAACCTAAAACAAACGACACTAAATCAGAAATAGAACGAAAGTATGAAGCTAAAATGCAAAATAATCAAGCTAGAAAAGAAATTCTAGGAAATTATAATAGCAATTCTGGAACAGCAGCTAATTCTAAAACTAAAATTAATTTAAGTAGTGAAGAAAAAGCAATTGCTGCTATGTCAGGAATGACACCAGAAGAATATGCTGCAATTCGTGATATGGATAGTGTTAAAGACTATAACAAATATAACGCTACAAAGAAAAAGTAAGCAGTTTATTACTCCTTATATTGCTACAAATAAAATATAAGGAAGGATGATAATTATGCCAACAACAGCAGCAATGATGACAAGAGCAAATTTCGCAAATTTATTAACACCAATACACAAAAAAATATTCTTTGACTCTTATAATGAAGTTCCAAGTGTTTATAAGAAAATATTTAGAGTTGAAAAAATGAACGCAAAATCTCAAACATATCCACATCTAGGAGCTTTGGGATTATGGGCTCAAAATACAGAAGGAAGTAAGTTTAACCATGATAGCTTTGCACAAGGACCAGTAGCTTCTTTTGAAGCAAAAAGATATGACAAGGCTTATGAATTAACATGGGAACTTGTTCAAGATGATTTATACAATGTTATGAAAGGTTTAGGAAAAGGAGGATCTGCTAGAGGATTAGGTAGAGGATTAAGAGCTACAGAAGAAACAGAAACAGCAGGAGTATTAGCAAATGGTTTCTCTAATGTAGGTTATGATGGTAAAGCATTATTTGCAACAGACCACCCATTAATCAATTCTAGTTCAACATGTTCTAATTTAATTACAGGAGCTTTAACAGATACTACTTTAAAGAACGCTATGACTTTAATGCGTCAACAAAAAGACGAAGCTGGAATAGTTATTCAAGCATCTGCTAAGAGATTAATAGTTGCTCCTGAGCAAGAATTTACTGCAAAAGCAATTGTAAATTCTATATTACAATCTGGAACAAACAACAACGACGTAAATACTATACCAAATCTTGAAGTAGTTGTATGGGATTTCTTAACAGGACCAGCATGGTTCATTCAAGATCCTACATTTGATAACTTACTATTCTTAAGAAGAGAAGAGCCTATCTTCGATTCAGAAAGAATACAAGATCAAATGGATTATAGAATGTTTGGATATACACGTTTTGACGTTGGATATTGTGATTGGAGAGGACTTGTAGGCTCTACAGGAACAAACGAATAACAAAATAAAAACTATAAAAAGGGAGCAATATGATTTTGTTCCCTTTTATTTGAAGAAAGGAGTGTTTTGAATGTCAAGACCTAGTGAATATTGGAGTGAAGAATATGCACATTCTAGCGGTAAACCTGATGCAAATTTAGCCAATGATGCATTACAATTAGGCGGAATAGATGCAGAAGATTATGCAACAAAAAAATATGTGCAAGATTATCACAATAATAAAGAGAAATTATTAAAAGAATATATAGACTCACAAGACTTAGCAAAGCTTCAAGAAGCAAAAGATTATGTAGATACTATGATAAGAAATCAAGACTTTTCTAGTTTTGCAAAGCTAACTGATTTACAATTTTTAAGTGAAACTTTATCTGCAAGAATAGAAGCATGTAAAACTGAATGTCAACAAGAAATGAATACAAGAATAAATGCTGTAGTAAGTGATGTCAATAGCAATTTTGATGATGTAAATGGAGCTATAGATACTTTAAATACTAGAACTAATGAACTTTTTACCTCTGTCAGTAATGGAAAAGACTTAGTAGCAGATGCTATTACTGACAAAGGAATACATACGTCTGCTACAGATAGTTTTAGTACAATGGCTACCAATATAAGAAATATACAAACAGAAGGTGGCGGAGAATATGACGAGAACTTTGTAAATACAGCTGACGGAACTGCAACAGAAAACGATATTGTTCTTGGAAAAACTGCATACGTAAAAGGCAAAAAAATTTTAGGATTATTAATTCCTCCAACTGATTATCCAACTTATGGAACTGATACAAGTAATGCTAATGTTTCAGCTGATGACATAATGTTTGGAAAAACAGCTTATGCAAATGGAGAATATATTACAGGAACAGCTAACCCTGTTAATCCAGAAGTCGAAGAAATATATGCAGTTGATTCAGATGATAGTACCATAGAAAAAAGTAACATAGGTTTAGAAAAATATCCAGATACAGAAGATACTGTTACTTGTAGATATGCAATTGAATTTTCAAAAGATGGAAATTATTGTGTAAGTGCTGTTAAATTAAATAATAATACATCAGATACTGATTATTGTATAGAAAGCCATCAAGTTACTAATGCTGGATTAATTATAAATGCAAGTGCTGGTACATCTGGAGAAACAATATATAAAAAATACAGATACACTAAAGAAGAACTAGGAATTAGTGATGAAGAAGAAATTAATTTAATAAAGCTATCCGCTTCTGGATTTCTAGGATATTCAACAAGATGTCTTCTTTTAATAAGAACTTATGTACAATCTACAGGAAAATATTATTTCCATATTTATAGTTATCATTTAAACGATAATGGTGTAATAGGAAGAGAATATAACGAAGAAAGATTTCCTATAAGCTATAATAAAATTGAGAATAATTCACAGATTGATAATATTGTTTTTAGTAATAGGGATGCAAATACTTTCTTTTCTTTTAGATTTTATTCGAATTCTGGAGGATATACATATTATCTTGCAATAAGAAAATATACAATTGTACCTACAATTAACTCTAGTGATATGGTTATAATTAATATTGGAGATGGGGTAGAACAAACAGTAATAACTACTTCGACAGTTCCTGGCTTAGCGAATATAAAAATTACATCAGATGACAAATATATCTTAACTAATGCAGATAATGAAGTACAAAGTGCTTGTTTAATTGAGTTGGATAATAACTTAAATGTTTTATATGGAATATGTTTTGGAGATAAAGGTTCAAGCGCAATAATGGATGAGGAAAATAATAAAGTTATATTATTAAGAAGAAACAGAGAAATATGGATTTATTCTAAAAACAGTTTAAATGTATGGAGCAAAACAAATTCTATATCTTTTAAATATTCAGATGAATTATTATACTTATCTGTTGGAAGACTAACTATTTCTAGTGATTTTAAAAGAATATATTTTATAACAACATTAAGAGAAAATAGATATATTAATGCTTCAAATATCAGATTAAATATACTTAATGTAGAAGATATTTATAATTTAAATGATGAAACAATAGTTATAAATAATTATGAGCAATTACAATCTAATAATTATGGAAAAAGCTTTCCTTGGACAATAGTCAATTTTATTACTTCTTCCAATGGTAGAGTGCAATTATATATAAATAATGGTTTATCTTTTTCCATTATTCTAGCAGAATTGTGGAGTATTATCTCCAATGAAGATAAAAGAATAATAGGAATTATCTATAAAAACAGTTTTTTTAGAAAAAGTGAAAGTGGAGTCCTT